ATACCAGTTTCTGAGTATTTCATGCGATTTTTTATCAAAATCCATTATATCTTTAATGGTTTTGAATTCTTCTCTTATTGCCTTCTTTAACTTATCACTTGCGTTTAAATTTGATAACTCAATCTCAATAGGAGTATCATATAAGTCACTAACGATTGCTTCATTAATAACATCTTCAATTGCTCCATCACATTCAGGATGTAGAGCCATTTCTCTATATCTTTTTATTAAATCAAATTCACTTCTATAAACACCCTCAATATCTACGTATGAACCGTAAAAAGAACTGGCAATAAAATTATCATTCCCGTCCTCATTGTTTTGAGGAACGGGAGAGATAACCGAAGGAGATTCTTTCTTCTTCGGATCAATAGAGAAACCAAATAATCTGGCCATAATATTAGTTGCGTGTTTTAACCTATTTGTACTATTTATCTGATATCTTCACCGCCAGCCGCAGTAGAAGTACCTTTATAGGCTTCCCACCAGTGAACTTGCATTTCGACTGTGAACTCTTCTAGAGTATCAGTTGTTTCGTAACTTAAATCAATTGAAGATAAGTTAGTAGGCCAAATATCCCAGAACTTATAAGATCTTAAGATACCTCCATCACGATCTAACTGATGAACCATTGCATCTTTTTGATATGCTTCTGGATTTTGAAGACCTGTTGCATCTTCCATGCTGTTAATAACATTCATCCACTTTTCAAAAGCAGAACGAATTACAAAATCTGTATCGTTAAGAACAGTGATAGTCCATGATTCAAATGTTCTATCTCCTGCAATTTTAAGTATCCTTCCTCGGAATGGAACTTCAACTGGAGTAACAGTTGATGCAGGTAGTGCTGCAGCCTTAACTAAAAATCTGGACTTTTGGAGTACATCATTTTCAATTCCGACTGCTGTAGGAAATGCTAGTTCAACCTCAAAGAGATTCGGCCTAGCTCCGCCACCAGTTAACTTGCTTTTGAAGTCACTGATCTTCCTTAGCGGAATACTATTTTGTTGAACGCGGCTTGGCATTGTTAGTTGACCTCTTTAATTAAACTTTACCGATGACTTCATCAAAACTAACACCTGTTCTGGTAGCAACAAAGGTTAGACCGATGAAGTTGATAGAACGTGCTGGTTTGATGTATATATCTGCAACGAATTCGTTTGCATCTATAATAGCAGCAGTATTATTAGTTTCGTCACAAATGACGACATAATCTTGGATTCCTCTCTTCGCTTGAACATCACGTAGGAAAGGTTCAACAATATTCACAAAGTTAGTCCTTGTGATCTCATCGTTGAATTCAAATAGTTGATCCTTAGCAGCAGCAGAAATTGCATCTTCTAAGAAGATAAACAAACGACGAACGTTTATTCTATCAAATGCTGAGGCTTTAGCATATCCAGTCTTATCACCGAATAATAGGATTCCAGATCCAGGTGAGAAGATTACTGGGTTTACTCTTGCAGAGTAAAGACGATCTCTTTGATCTTTATTTGGATTATATGCTAACTTAACTGCATTAAGTATAGCACCTCTGGCTGTTCCTGCTGGTGAGAACCAAGGGAACTGATTAATATCAGTTCTTGCACAAAGTCCAGCAATATCTCCATTAAGAGGTATATATCTAAATCCATTTGAGAATCTATCAAACATATACTTATATCCACTATCGAATATAGCATATGATGATGAATTAATAGGATCAAAGAAATTAATTACATTATCAGTAATATCAGCATCACTCAAAACAGTTGCTGCTTCTTCATCAGTAGTATCAGTTATCATTGCTGCTCTATAAGGAGAGATAAATGCAATTGCATCTTTTCTCTTTTCAGCGACAGCAATTAGTTTAGTAGCAAGTGCTCTTGTATTCTCTTCACCACCTTGTGAAGATCCTTGAAGTAAGAAATCTACATTAACTGCAGTATCATTCTCAAAAAGACCATAACCAGAAATTAGATCATCTAATCCTGAATTAAGAGCCCCTGTTGTATTCAAATCTGATTTATGAGCATAATCGGTACCACCAGAAAGTACACCATTCATTGTTCCGATTGTATCGAAGATGATTCCTTCACCATCTTGATCCCAACCAGTATCAGCTGCAAGTGTATAGTTAGCACTAAATCCTGTAGTTACGACTCCTACTGGTGCACTACCACCAAACAAATATTCTGAATTTGTTTCTAGATACTTTCTCCAGTATTGTGGTGATCCAGCAGAGAATTCTGCATCTTTTGCTTTTGATAAGTTAAGATGTTTTTCAAGAATTGTTCCTGCGTTTCCAGTAACGGTTCCTTTTGCGTCAATAACAACAACATGAACCTCATCAAATCTTCCACCTCTATTAGAGACATATTCAGATGTTGTTGGTCTTTCAGCAACAGTATTCCATTTTGTTGTAGTTACTGTTTCAGTACCACCAACAGTTGCAGTTGTCAATGAAAGTTCCTGCTGATCAAACCAATCCTTAGTAAGACTTGCAGTAGGTGTTGCTTGTGAAACTCCTGAATTATTCAAGATAGTAACGGAACCATTACCAAACTTGTAAATGTTATTATAATCTTGAACAGTTTCTGTTCCAGCAGCTGATACATGAGATAAGAACTTCACATCAATTGTAGATCCTACAATCTTAGTAACAATTCCCTTGAACATACCATCAATTGTTTCAGTTGTTCCTGCACCAACACCTGTTTTTGAAACAGTAGTACCTGTAGGTACAGTTTGGGTAATTCCGTAACCAACAGAAATACTACCTACACTGTTAAGTGTAACATTCTGGTCTGCTCTACCATCAATTATTGCAACCCTAATTCCGTTTGACCATGAACCTGGATTTTTAGCAGCAACAGTTACGTTTGTAATTGTATTTACGTCATATCCCAATTCTTCATAATGGTCAAGACTTTTAATCTTGGTACTTGTAGCAGCACCAACAAATCCGTTATACAAGCCTGCATCGTCGGCTCTAACTACATTTAGTATTCCACCGTAAGCTAAATAGGAAGATGCACATAACCATGTTTCATACTGTTTATCAGTACTATATGGTTTCCCAAAATTATTAAGTAGATCGTTCTCCGTATTCACAAGAGTTGGAGTTCCTACAGGGCCTTGTGCAAAAGGCCCAACGATTCCACCTATCTTATCGGTAGTAGGGTCTATTCTCCCTATCGTTAAATCAACTTCCCTTACCAGAATACCAGGAGATGCTAGATTTAGTGGCATCTTTAATTCCCCTCTCAGTCCAAATTTATTCTAGAAATATTTATTAATTTGCCTTTTTACATATAATCCCACATGTATGAACGGTCTCCATACTCATCAGTATGCCACCTATCACCCTCTTTATCGACAAAACTATCCATATCTTCAAAACCATCAGAAATAAATCCAAATGGAGCCATATCTTGTTCTATTTGATTCTTTTGCTCATCATAAATTCTCTTACGAACATCCTGATCGGACATTTCTTTAAAATAATCTTGACATACTAACCATGCAAATATAACCAAACACATTGCAAGGTCATCATTAGAACCTTCTTCTGCCTCAAATGAATTTGCTTTTTGTGCAAATGTAGTTAATTCTGCGATGATATCATAATCAACAGTAAGTAACTTATCATCCTCCATTAAAGTCTTAAGGTTTGAGCAACCTAATTTTTTAACAGCAGATGTTGTACGAACACCAAGTTGTGTCTTCTTACCTGAAAATCCCTGACCAACTATTTGGCCATTCCTTCCTCTCATAGTAGCCATTAACAAATTATCATATTCTAGATCATATTGAAGGATACTTGCTACCTGATCTCCAATATCATTAACCTCTATTAATAAGAATGCCTGATTATATCCCCTTGCAACATCATGAATAATATTGGGGAATAACATGGGTTTAATTTCATTATTCCTATACTTTGCAACTACCTTATATGGAAACTCTGTAGTATCAAAAACTATAAATGCAGAATAATCATTACCAAGTCCTCTAGCAACATCAACAGTTATTATATAATTATGGTCTTCTATTGGTTCTTCGTAAATATCAAGACCAGCATTTCTTTGTTTCGGTTCCTCAAATACAAGATTTCTTAACTTAGCAGCACTAATTAATGTATTAACAGATCCTAAGAACTCACATTCAAACTCAATTTTAAATTGTTGTTCTGAAGTGTTTGCAATAGTTTGTTCTTTCCATGCCTCATCTCTACCTGGAACTTCACTCCAATGAACATCTGTTGGACAATACTCATTTTTACCACGTTCAGAATCATGCCACATTCGATAAAAATGATTCATACCCC